AAATACTTTACTAAAAGTGGACCAAAACCATTATGTCAATTAAATTCAAATTTATTTCTTTTAGTAAAAAACAAAGACAAGTACTTACTTGGTGGGTTCCAAATAAAAGTCCTCATGCCAACAAGGATTGCATTATAGCCGATGGTTCTGTTAGAAGTGGGAAAACACTAATAATGAGCCTATCCTATGTTATCTGGGCCATGGAAACATTCAAATTTGCGAAACTTGGCATGGCAGGAAAAACAATTGGAAGCTTCAGAAGGAATGTCTTGTTTTTGCTAAAGATAGTGCTTAGACTAAGAGGTTACAGAGTTCAAGATAAAAGAACAGATAACTTATTTGTAGTATCTAAAAAAGGAGTAGAAAATTATTTTTATATATTTGGTGGGAAAGATGAGAAGAGTCAGGACTTGGTACAGGGTTTTACAAGCGCTGGTTTCTTCTTTGATGAGGTAACTTTGATGCCATTAAGCTTTGTTAATCAAGCAGTAGCAAGATGTTCAGAAGAAGGCGCAAAGTTATGGTTTAATTGCAATCCTGAAGGACCATTGCATTGGTTTAAGCTAGAGTGGATTGACCAACTAGAAACCAAAATGGCGCTTAGAATTCACTTTATTCTTGGTGATAATCCAAGTCTCAGTCAGAAAGTTAAAGAACGTTATAAAAGAATGTTTAGCGGAGTATTCTTCAAGCGTTACATTTTAGGTTTGTGGGTTGTAGCAGAAGGTATTGTATATGACATGTTCGATATTGATAAGCATGTAGTAAAAGAATTACCTGCTAACTTTGAGCGTTATTACTTGGGAGTTGACTATGGCACAACAAACCCAACAGTCTTTCTTTTGTTTGGTGAAAAGTATATTAACGGAAAACATAAACTTTTTGTAATAGATGAATATTATTATGATTCTAAAGCAACTGGAAGACAAAAGACAGATAGTGAGTATAGCAGAGACTTGCAGAAGTTCATTGTAGGGCGCTATCCTCAGTCTATAGTAGTTGACCCTTCAGCAGCTAGTTTCATCTTGCAGCTTAAGCGTGACGGCGTTAAAAACATACGTCAAGCTGACAACTCAGTATTAGATGGAATTCGTGTGGTTGCTAATTTCTTCAATAATGATAGGCTGTTTATTCACGAAAAGTGCAACAACTTTATAATGGAGCTTGCAACTTACAGTTGGGATGCAAAAGCAATTGAACATGGAGAAGATAAGCCACTAAAAGTTTCTGACCATGCTTGTGACGCTTGCAGATACTTGCTTAAAACTATATTTGGTAGAGAAATGTTTAAGGCAACATAGGAGCGGAAGCATGATTGCAAAGAAAAGGAACTATAAAAAGGAATATAAGGACTACCATGGCAAGCCTAAGCAGAAGAAAAATAGAGCAGCAAGGAATAAAGCGCGGAAAGTAATGGGACTTGTAGTTGGGGATAAGCGAGAAGTGGACCATAAGAAGCCCTTGAGTAAAGGCGGGAGTGCAAGCAAGAAAAATCTAAGAGTTGTAAGTAGAGTAACAAATAGGAAAAAAGCAGCAAAAAATATTTAAAATTCTTTTAAAAACCTATCGCATTATTCTGCGGATGTGGTATAATAAGAATATAAGAAAGAGGCAAGAAAAAATAGTTCTTAAGAGGAGGAAAAAACAATGGAATTTGGAATGAGATGGGAAGAGTGGAACCGCAAAGGTGAATTGGTTACTAAGGAAAAGTTTTTCAAAACTCAAAAGGCCGTAGATAAAGCTTTTGAGAAACTGGAAAACAAAGACAATTTTAATGGTATAATTTCCATAACACGAGATAACGAAGACGTTCAAGAATGATAAAAAATTTAGCCTTGCCGCCGGGCCAATGGCGGCAGAATGGGGATAAAATAATGAAAACTTGTGTGGCTGTTTACAATTCGAACCAATACTCTCTTACTCGGTTTTTTCATATTACTGGTTCTAAACATTTCCTTGGTGAAATAAGCTGTCATTATCATGGTGGAATTAATGTAGGGGACGGAACACAATATACCGCTTACAATCTCCCTAAACAAGGTCACACCCCTGAAGAGAGTCGTGATATCTTGCGGCGGTTTGCAGAATCCACAGAAGGAGTGCATCGATACGGAAGAACAGAGCGGTGGGATTTCGAGGACTAGTTTTACTATACGATTCTAAGTAAATTGTAATTATAAAATATCCCTCATAAGAGGGATTTATTTTGTTTAAAGGAGTGATAATAAATTGGCAGTAACAAGCTTAGATTTTATATCTGTTGGTCAACTTTGGCCGCCTCCTTCGGAAATAGAACGATTTACTAAGTACGAAGAAAACAGAATGCTTTTTGAGGGAAAACATGACCTTATTTATAATGGTTGGATTAAACTGCTAAGAGAAGACCAAAAGGCTACACTTGAGATAATACTTAACTGGCATAAGCGTCTTTCAACATTATGGGCAGATATGCTGCTAGGTGAACCACCCAAATTTAAAAGTGAACCTGAAGACGCAGTAACTAAGTACACTACAGATAAATTTTTAAATAACTGCTATATGACGATACTTGACGTTTCACGCTTTGGTGATGGATTATTAAAAGTTAGGCTTAAAAATGGAAAAGCTATCATAGAACCAAATACTCCGCAAGTGTGGATTCCGATTACGTCTTTTGATAATGTTCAAGAGGTGTTAGCCCATGTATTAGCGTGGGTGATTCAGAAAGTAGATGCAAAAGGAAGAGACATTTACTTTTTGCGAGTTGAGATTCATACTATAGGATTAATTCAGAACAAATTATTTGAGTTGAAACAAAACTTCGACCAAACAATGGCAAAGTTTGAAATAGGAAAAGAGATTGAACTAAGCACTATTGCAGAATTTAAAGAAGTACTGCCTGTTCAGGAAACTGGAATTGATGATTTTCTAGTTATCCCTATTCACAATCTTATAACCTCAGATAGAGCTACTGGATTTGATGATTATTCGGATATTGACAGTATTATTCAAGAGTTAGAAATAAGAATTGCCCAGTTATCTAAGATTCTAGATGAGCATGCAGCACCAACTTTAGCAGGCCCTGATTCTTTGCGAAGAATTGACCCAAGAACAGGACAAGTAAGCTTTGATGGTTTAGGCAGATATATTCCAATGGCCCCAGAAGATAGCGTTCCGCAGTATTTAACTTGGGATGTGCAGATTGAAGCTATTCGATATGAAATAGATACATTGTTGCAACAACTGTATATAATTTCTGAAACAAGCGCAGCAGCCTTTGGCGATTTAAAGCAGGGGCTTGCAGAAAGCGGAAGCGCGCTTAAAAGGTTAATGCTTGCCCCACTAGCTAAAGTTAATAGACTTAGGTTAAGGATTGACCCAGCTTTAAAAAAAGCTTTAACTATTGCTTCAGAATTAGAAGTTGTGAATGGCGTTGTAGGTGCTAAAAGAATAACTAATGTGAAAATTGAATGGCAAGATGGACTTCCTGCTGATGATACAGAAAGGGCCATGATTGATTCACAAGAATATGCGGCTGGCATAGCTAGCCTTGATACGATTCTAAGGCGTAGGGGTTTTGAAGGAGAAGCCTTAGAGGCAGAGAAGAAGTTGCTAGAAGAAGCCCAAAAAGCTGAAGTTGTTACAGTTCCAGAAATAAATTTGAATAACGCTAGTGGCAGTAATACTGGAGGTGCTTAAATGCCTGGAAACACAGACCAAGTGCTTTCAGAACGAGAAGCTAAAAGACTTGCAGAGTTTTATTCAAAATCAGAACGTGAAATATTAGAGCAAATAAATAAAGCACTTTTAAGAGGAAACCAAACTCAATATTTAAGAAGTATTGAATCAAACATCAAAGCTATATTAGTACAACTGGCGAAAGGTTCTAGGACTTGGTGTGAAGATGCTATTCCAAGAATATATTTAGATGGAGTTGCAAAGACTGACAAACAGTTTAAAAAGTTAGGATTAGGTGCTAAAGCTGGTTTTGGTGCTATTCATCAACAGGCAGCTAATGCACTGGCGCAAGCTTCTCTAGATAGATTGGAATACATTGGAAGCGTTGTAGGTAGACGTTGGGATGATATATATAGAACCTTGCAGCTAGATGCAGCTGCTGGGCAAGTAATAGGACACGAAACATGGAAACAAACGGCTAAACGTTTCAAATCTGATTTAGCAAGTAAAGGAATTACTGGTTTTATCGACAAAGCAGGCCGTAAATGGAATATGAATACTTATGCTACTATGGTTGGTAGAACTGTTGGAATGGAAGCTAGTATAGCAGGTTCTGCTAATAGAATCCTTGAGTCAGGTCACGACCTTATAAAAGTTTCTGACCATTCTAAAGAATGTCCTAAGTGTAGGCCATGGGAAAATAAGATTCTGAGTATTACAGGCAAAACTCTTGGCTATACTACTTTAGCAGAAGCAAGAACTGCTGGCTTATTTCATCCTAACTGTAGACATGCTGTAAGTATTTATATAGACATAGAAACTGAGATAAAGGCTTTAGAGAAAGCTAACAAAGCT